TCTTTCAAATAGTATGACTCGGCCGTTGTGACCTTTCAGTCCGGCGAGTTCTTCGCGGTTCTCGATAAGCTGATTAACCTGATCTTCCGCAAGCGGTTCTCGTGCGAACTGCTGTTTCTTTTGTTCGTATGTAGGAGCTCCGCGCTTGGCCAACTTCCTGTTCAACATTGATGTCGCCAGGCTTAGAAACCCGCCAGTGACGCCGCCGGCCGCAGCATTCGTTCCCAGTTCGTCGAACATCTTTCGGTCTGGGTCGTACTCCACAATGTTGGCCGCGATCACATCGCCAGCCGCTGACTGCATCGCCTCCTGAAACGCTTCCTCGATGGTCTCTGTGCCGGCCCGGACCATCACGTCCATCAGCGTGCCGCCGCTGGCTTTGTTTAGGCGGTTCAGCATTCCGGCCAGTGGCACCGCTTCACTAGTGCCGACAAAGCCGTTTAGAATGTAGCTTTGTACCGCCTCCTCATCGGTGGCGCCGCTTGCCTTGGCATCGTTGTAGCCTTGGACCGCACCAGCACCAGCACCCATCGTGGCCACTGTCGCCGATGCTGGCACCGCACCGCGTAGTAGCTTTTGTGCGCCAGCTTTGACTACACCGCCGCCTCCTATGAAGCCGATCGCAGAACCTACTCCGCCGGATACCTTGCTGGTCCAGAAGTCGTTCTGCATCGCCTTAGCTTTGGCTTCAGATACGTCAGGTGCCAAGAACTCGCCGGCGCCTTTGATCCATCTGGCGGCAGTGCCGGACCATGTCTTCTCTGGATCAGTTGGTGCGCCCCATGTAGCGGCCCCGATTGGAAATGCTTTTTCTAGTTCAGTGGCGCCGATTGCGATGGCTTCCGGTAAGCCTGCTAGTGCTGAAGAAACTCCGCGCACAAACTGGCCACCGGCGAACTTGGCACGGTCGCCTGCGGTGATAATAACATCAGCCTCGTCTTGTTCAGTAGGATCAATCCCGAAGACCGGCACGCGCTTGACTGGCTGGCCACCCGGAATAAGGTCGCCGAACAGATTGTCCGACTTTGTCGGGATTAAGTCTTCAAATAGATTAGGCATAGCTATCGACGCTGATTAAATAAATGAGACTGAACATACCCATTAAAAACAAAGGGAAAATAGTAGGTTGGCGTTGCGGTAAGTGTGGCGACCAAATGAGCCGTGTTCTTTTCGATGATAGAAACAAGTACTTGAACAAAATGGATCGCGAAGGTGAGTTGATTTGCGATTTTTGCGATCGCGCTAAGAGGTGGGGGATATTCTCCTCTAAAAAGAATATTAGGCAGCAAAATATAAATGAAATAAAAGATATGCTGACAGTTGGTGGCAAGGTGCTCGGAGTCATTGTCATTATTTATTACGTGCTAAAGTGGATGAATACCCCCTTATAAATCGATCCCATACCTCTCTTTCATCGCCTTCTTCACTGCTTCGGGATCAGCGCCTCCATCAATTGCTGCCTTTGCGTCCCTCTTAATCTTTTCCGGGTCAGACATTAGCCGGTACCTCTGCATCAACTCATCAATCGGATCGTCGTTGGTGAAGAAACGGGAACCCCGAACGACACCATCTTTACTGACAGTCGCGTGAGACTCACCTGAATCTTTCAGCTTCTGCAATTCAGTCAGCACCTGGCTTATCTGCGGCTGCTTCAATTGACCAGGAGTCGTCACCTCTTCCTCATTCTCAACAGGAAAGATTCGGTCACCAACTTGGTCATACTCTCGACCGCCTTCAGTCTTGAACGTCCGAGTAGTCGGCGCCTCTTTTGACTTCTCAAATTTATCACGAGCCAACTTTGACTGGTCACGTTGAACATCAAGTGTCCCTTGACTGATTTCCTGGCCGGCAGCTTGCAGGTCGAGCGCCCGGCTACGGTTCTCCGCCTGTTGCATCTCCAGGTCCATCTTCATGCCGCTGGTTGCAAACTCCCTCAGCGCCAGTGCGGTTCTAGGGTTGATGTCGGGAACGTCAGCCAGCGCCTGGTTGAGTGCAGTCATCGGATCAATGCCGCCGGTCACATACGACTGCATTTGAGACATCGCAAACTTACCCTGCTTGTCTTCTTCAAGTGCGTCTTTCAGTTCCTGCAACCGCAGTCCCTCGTACTCAAACTGACGCTGCGCTCGGGTGCCTTCGACGAAACCCTGAAGCTCACCGAGCCCCATTGTCGCGATCTCGTCTTTGTCGCCGCCAAGTAGTTCAGCTTGAATCTCGAGAGATTTCTTTAGCTGTTTGCGCTGCTTGTTAAGTTCCTTCAGTTGAAGGCCCTGGCCGTATGCCTGTGCCAAACTCTGACCTGCTTGGCCAATCGCTTGGCCCAACATTTCACCCCTGTAACTAATCCCCGGATTGTATGCCATGCTGTCCTATCCCCCCGGGAAGAACGATTTCCCCTGTGCCATTCTTCCCTGTCCGTATGCGCCTGCGAGTGACGCGCCTCCTTGAATCATTCCGCCAAGCAGTCCCATGCGTGCGTTGTATGCGGCGATGTTGGATGCATTCTTGGCGTTGGCGTTAAAGTCGCCTATGCCGGCGAAATAGTTATTCATCCCAAACATCCCGCTTGGGCCGGCGCCAGACTGAATACCTGCCGCTTGGCCAAACGCACCCTGGCCGGCAGCCATTGCCTGTCCCGGTCGGCCAAGGATCGCCATAAACGGATCGACCGAGGTGCCTTGAAGCGTGCCGACAACCGACTGGCCAAAGCGCTGGCGATCTCGCCGCAACTGGTTCGCCTGCATCGCAGTGAACGCTGCCTCCTCACCAACGTCCGACGGCCCGAAACCTCCACCTCGTGCTGCCTGTCCTTGGCGCACCGATTGTTGAAACTCACGCCGCAGTCTTGGATCGAGGATGCCGTCTCCCGACAGTTCCTCCTCCGCCTGTGACTGTAGTTGGTTCAGTATTTGCGATGTCCCAGCGGCGTCCCTGAACGCCTGTGTGGCTCGTCCACCGTAAGCCTCAACATCAGCCACATCTGATCCGCGCTGCGCTGATGCTGAACGTGCTGTCAGTTCGTCAATCTGAGGCTGTGCGCGGCTAATAATGTCCAACACGCCGGCCTGTTGCGGTGTTCCCATCAACGTGCGTTCCTGTTGGCTTAACGCAAGATCGGTGTACTCAGGTTGGTAGTACTTTTCCATCGCCAACATCTTTGGCGCGTACTTGATCTGCGTTGAGTAGGCCGCTTCGTACTCGGCAGCCGGATCACGTAATTCCGGCTTCGGTTTTCTCCCTGCCATTGATGCGGCGAATGCACCTAAACCACCACCAATTAAACCTGCGACAAGTGGTGTGATAGCTAGAGATGCCGCACTGTCCGGCAGCACTAACTGCAACAAATACATCTGCGCCATAAAGGCGATCGTCTTAATCCAAGGCATCATTCTGTTCCTCCTAAAATTGTTACTTTGAAGTCATCGTCTGGTGTTGGTTCTGCGTTAAAACTCAGCTTTGTTTCGTTGTCGCTAACCTTAATCACCACGACATCGCCTGATGCGTTCACATCGGCGTAGCCATTAATAACCCCAAAGTGGCCGGTAATGTCCAACACGCTAGTGATTATGAATGGCGTGCCAAGATTGTGTGTCATTGTCACTTCATCCCCTGAAAACGAAACCATCCCAGCTGGCGTTGATTCAGCGGTATTGTCCCACTTCACATAGAAAGTTTTGATTTCGCTTCCGCCGAACCCTGTTGAATCAACCTTCTGCTTGTCCTCCGCCGGCATGAATCCGGGTTCTTCGGGCGTGGCCAACTGGTCACTGTTTGTCCTGACAGCTTTGATCCGCGCATCTACACGCGCATCGGTGTAGTACAGGTTGGTATTGCCTTCGGGTATCGAATCAGTCGTTGCCGCCATCGTCGTCACCCCATCTGCATCAATACCAATCGCGCCGCTAACGTCTTTGTACGCAAGGTCGCCATTCGCTTGGCCAATCAACACCTGACCCTCTGTGCCAGCCTTGATGTTGTTTAACGGCAGCCGAAGGTTCTTCGACAGCTTCGTCTGGGTTACCGCGCCCTGTTGGATGTCGCTGTTGCCAATCATTCCAGACTCTCCCTAATTGGGCGCGGATCAATCATTTTGGGGTTCTCCCAGTTGATCATCACGCTGGCGGTTTGCGAATAGTAGTCGGTGCTGCTGTGTGTCGCCTTGCACCGGTAGAATTTCGGATGAACGACAACCTGTGAGTTTTTGATTGTCGGTCGCGGAAACCGTTCCACCTTGGCCTCTTCAATCACTAGCTTGGTCGTCGCTTGGCCACTAATCTCACCAGTAACGGCAGACAGGTCGATTAGGTTTTGAGTGAACCCGTGGTCATCCGCCTGTTGCCATTGCAAGGTGACTCCACTGCTTTGGTTGTGCTGCACCTCCAACTCAACTCGGTCGCCTTCTGAAACGCGCTTACTGTCTGGTTGATCCAGCCAATAAAAGCCGGAACCGGCAGCAGTCTTTTCAATGCTGGTCAGCATTGCGACGTACCCAGAATTGCGTAACAGCAACGACATTAATCTTCGGCGGCGTAACCCACTATCAGTTGCGACCCGCTGTATGCGGTGATTGCCATCACGGCAGTTTTTCCGTTGGCGATTGAACCCGGTTTCCCTCGCAGGAAAGTCCACTGTGAATTGAAAGTGAACGCTGTGCTGGAACCCGAAGTGTTCTTTATAATTAACGTGACCGACTTAGCTGTCGCTGTCGGCGTTCCGCTGCCTGTCGGCATATTGGTTGGGTTGGCGAACACAACAGACGAGTGGGTGAGTTCAACGTACTGCACCGGGTTCGCGTCCAGGTCGAGAGTAACTGTCGCCGCGCTGCTAGTGACGTCAGCCAGATCGGTTACTGCTTGTGTGGATGTATCAACGCCGGCGTTCAACAACTTGGTCACCTTTACCTTCTTCAGCGTGGTGTCGCTGTTGTCGTGCAGCATCACCATGTCGTTCGCGGCATCGACGTCAGTTGTCAGTTCCGTTGAAAGTCCATTCACCGCGTTAGTGCTGCCGGTGACCAGATGCGTCCCGGTGATCGTGCCTGTAGATGGCGTCAGCACGCCGCCACTGGTCAACGATGCGCCCGTTTGAAGCTGCAACGCTTCCGCCTTGTTGCTGCTGTTGCCGCGAACGATGTATCCTTCGGTGAGGTTCTCTAGCTTTGTCAGCGGGATCGCCGCACCGGCTGCAATGTCTGCCGTGGTGATCTGGCCGCTGATTGAAACTGTCGGCTTCGACGCACGTCTTAATGCAGCGCGATCCACTGTTGCGCCGTCCGCAAATTGTTCGTTGGCTGTTACTGTTACGTTTAATGGCATTAGATTTGTCTCCGTCCCAACGCCTGTCCCTTCACACCAAGGACGCCGACGTTGGCAACTTCCATGCGTCCTCTGGAATTTGAAATTGTCACCTGCATGAACCGACCATTGCCAAACAAGCGATAGCGGTTGAGGTGTGTCTGCTTTTTGTCAGGGTCAATACCTGCGCCAAGGTTCTGACTTAGGATTCCGGTGTCGCAGTCCCATGAGTAATCCTGGCGGAACTTGGTTAGGTAGTCGTCTCCGGTGTTTGACTCCACAAAATCCGCCTTCCCAAAAGGTCGATCGTATATCGTGCGACTGTAGGTGCTACTGGTTGCAAGTGAGTCAGACTCCCCTACTCCATCAAATGCGACTGACACGCTAAACTGCGGATTGTTGGTTGCGGTTTCACATACAACTTCACGCCAGTTTTTCGGCCAAGTAACTCCACCGGAAAAACCGCGAGTCACCAGCTTGTCGGTGACGTTGGACTGGCTCACCTTGCCGTAGTTGGCTGACGATGAATCAGTTTCCAGCGTCTGGTCGTAGATACCGCCGTACTCATAGTCGTCGTACAGATTGATGGTTCCCTTGGTGCTAACGTAGAAGAGGCGCTTGGCACCGGCATAGGTCAGCTTGGCGAAATCTTTCACCCCAAAGAACGTCTTACCGGAATCAGTTTCAGTAAGTGTTCCGCCAACCGCATCACCGTCATCCATCCCGGCCCATGTGTTTGTTTGAAAATCGTAAACCAACACGACGTTGCACTCGGTTGATCCATCAATTGGTACGGCGAGGAAATATCGGTTGTTGTGGTAGACGGCGACAGCCTTGTGTGCGCTTGGCCAGTTGATCCGGTCAATCAATGGCTGGACCGCGTCACTGACCGGTTTGTCCACGCCCTGAACCTTGCCGGACTCAGTCACTCCAAGTGAACGGACACCGCTGCGATCCAAGAACCAGATGTCCCGGCCAACTGTGGTAATAGACTTGGCGGCGATGCAGCCATACGAACGAGTCATCTCGTCTAGGGTCATGTCAACGAGATTGCCGTAAGTGTTCCTAACGGCAAAAATTGATGCCTCCTTGAAAGCGATGATGGTGTTCTCGTCGAACTTGTGCAGTGCGACCAGATTGTCCTCGCTGCCTTGGTTGATTCGCAGTGTTGAACGAACCGGCACATACCTAGTGTAGTTCAGATAGTCACTAACATGGACGAGGTCGCCAACCGGAACCCAAACTCGGTTACCGCTGAACAGCGCCGTCGTTGCGTTTGGTATCGCCTCAGTGCCGTCGCTGTCGTTTTCATCAATCGTCGTGTCACTTGATGTTTGTGCGACTGAACTGAACCCGTCAGCGATACGTTCCATGGCCATCGGCGCCACGTCTTC